CCTCTCATACTGTTATAGTTCAGAGCTATGCGAAAAGGCTTTATCTTTCGGGTGGCTATGGTGGGGAATAACCATCGTAAAGAAGAACGAAATGCACCTATGAAGAAACACACCAAAGTATATCTACAAGAGATGGGCTACGACATTACGGACTTTATCCCTTGTGAGGTTTGCGATTCACAAGCAGTAGACATCCACCACATAGAAGCGCGTGGTATGGGGGGAAGTAAAGAGAGAGATACGATAGAAAATTTAATGGCCCTTTGTAGGAACTGCCACTATGCAGCAGACTTCGGAACGAACCTACCTAAAGAGTACCTAAAACAAGTACACGCAAATAAGTTACTTGAGAAATGATTGTAAAATACAACTCAATACAATGCCATTCGTAAAAGGGGAAAGTGGTAATCCAGCTGGTAAGCCCAAAGGGTCTGCCAATAAAACCACAAACAAAATTAGGGAAGCATACCAAAAACTCATAGAAGACAACTTAGAGAATATGACCATTTGGCTGATGCAAGTAGCTGCCGATGACCCGAAGGGAGCGTTGGACATTCTCAATAAGATGGCTGAGTACACTACTCCCAAGCTTGCGCGGGTAGAGAACAAGCTAGAAACCGAAGATGGCATAACTGAAATTAAGTTGAATTTTGTCAAGCCTAGAGATTAGCTACGGGCCAGTCTTTGAGAAGAACTGGGATGCCAATACCAAAATAGTAGTAAATCAGGGCGGTACTCGCTCAGGTAAAACCTATTCTCTATTGCAGCTTTTAATCGTCTTATCTTTCCAAACAAAGGGAAAGGTATATACGATAGTGAGAAAGTCCCTCCCATCGCTTAAAATGACCGCCTACCGCGATTTCTTTGAGATACTGAACAACTTAGGGCTTTACTCAGAGAGCGACCATAACAAATCCGACTACACCTACAACCTTAACGGCAACCTTTTTGAGTTCATCTCACTAGACCAACCCCAAAAGAAAAGAGGGGCTAGGCGTGATTATCTTTTTTGCAACGAGGCTAACGAACTCACTTGGGAGGATTTCTTCCAGCTACTCGTTCGTACTACTGGCAAAATATGGATAGACTATAACCCTTCGGATTCCTACCATTGGATTTATGACCGTCTACTAACTCGTGACGATGTAACCTACATTCAATCCACCTACCGAGATAATCCTTTTTTAGATAAAACCATTGTAGATGAAATTGAACGCCTAAGAGGTACGGATGAGGACTACTGGCGTATTTATGGATTAGGGGAGCGTGGTATGTCACGGGCTACCGTCTTTCAATTCCAAATAGCAGAAGAGCCAAAAGGCACGGTAGTATCTTACGGCTTAGACTTTGGCTTTACCAATGACCCTACCGCAATTATCAAGGTGTACAAAGACGGGGATAACCTATACCTAGAAGAAAAGCTATACCACACCAACCTAACAAACCAAGACATAAGCCAAAAGCTCACGGAGCTAGGAATGACTAGATACGATGAGATATGGGCAGACTCAGCAGAACCAAAGAGCATTGAGGAACTCCACCGTATGGGGTGGAATGTCAAGCCTACGGCAAAGGGTGCGGATTCCGTTATGGCGGGCATAGACATACTAAAACGCCACAAGCTGCACATTGTCAAGGGAGGCAATAACCTAACAAGGGAATTGCAAAACTATAAGTGGCAAGAGGATAAAAACGGAAACCTATTAAACCGCCCAATAGATGCCTTTAACCACTTGGTGGATGCTGCGAGATATGCTACCTTTAACCGCCTTAGCAGACCCAACTACGGTAGGTATGCTATACGGTAGCCGTGCTGCACATTAGTGAGTTTTGGTTGACATCTAGCACGGCAGAGCCATCTCTTTTAGGGGTGGCTCTTTTTTTGTAGGAAATCGGTACATTTATACTTATGAAACTGCTAGAACTACTTGCCGCCAAGCATAAGGACTGGGTTAAGATGGTTAAAAGCTTTGGATGCCCTGACCACCTAGCCGAAGACATAGTGCAAGAGATGTACTTGAGAATGCATAAGTACTCTATAACCCCTGAAAAAATAATGTACGGGGAAGAGGTTAATACTTTCTTTATCTATGTCAGCCTTCGTAACCTATGGGTGGATTACACCAAGATAAAAAAAAGAATATCCTTTGCTGACTTGCCAAAGCATGAGTCAGGGGCGTTAGAATACCCTACCCAAGAAGAGGAAATGCAAGAGCTAGTAAAAGGCATTTGGCAAGAGATAGAAAGCTGGCATTGGTATGATGAGAAGCTATTTACGCTATATATGAAAACCGAGATGAGTATGAGGGACTTGTCTAGTGAAACTAAAATATCCCTTCGTTCAATTTTTAATACTATCAAAAATGGAAAAGAAAGAATCCAAACCAACTGCAAAGACTCCTACGAAGCGTACAAGGAAGCGGGCGAAAGGACTTGGTGACACGGTAGAACAAATCACTACCGCAACTGGAATTAAAGCTGCCGTAGATTGGTTTAGTGAAAAAACGGGCATAGACTGCGGATGTGATGCACGAAAGGAAAAGCTCAATAAGCTGCTTCAGTATAGCCGCGTGGAATGCCTAGAAAAAGAAGAATACGAATGGCTAACGGGATACTATGCAACCGCTACCACGAGCCTTACCCCTGAGGCCCAAAACCAAATTGCTACCATCCACGCTCGCATTTTTAATCATAAGCTATGGAAGCCTTGTACTTGTTCGCCTAAGAAGTGGCAGCAAATGATTGACGAGCTTAAAAAGGTGTGGCTGGAATACGAACCCACAAACTAAAGTTACTTAGTTGTGAAAGTAAAGGTAAACATACCCGATTCTCTTGATGAAATCACTTTGGGCCAGTACCAAAAGTGGTTAATGATTGAGGGAGATGAGGAGTTCCGCACCCTCAAGCTTATTGAGATAATGTGCGGGGTATCACTCAAGGAGGTTTCTATGCTGAAGCTTACGGCTATTGGTGAAATTTCAAACCACCTCGCTGCAATCCTTCAGGATAGCCCAGCCTTCAAAAGCCGAATCAAGCTTAACGGTAAAGATTTTGGTTTCATCCCCAGCTTAGATGACATAAGCTTAGGGGAGTACACGGACATAGAGGACAATATGGGGGATTGGCAGAATATGCATAAAGTGCTAGCGGTAATGTACCGCCCAGTAGTTGGCAAGTTTATGCAGCTCTATAATATAGAACCCTATGAAGGCTCTGCGAAATACGCTGAAACTATGAAGGGTTTACCGTTGGGCGTTGTGTTTGGTGCAGTAAATTTTATATACCGTTTAGGGACAGAATTGTGCAAAGCTACCCTAGCATCTATGCAGAAGGAGGCGAGCAAGGAAGCGACCTCTCAGCAATGGGAGGGTTTTCTAAACGGTGGGGATGGTATCACCTCTTCTACGCACTTGCCAACGGAGATGCTACTAGGTTTGAAGAAGTTAGCAAACTTAACATCTCTTTCGCTTTCACTCACGCAACCTACGAAAAAGAAAAATCAGATATTGAACGCCAGCAATTAGAAAAAGCAACCCGTAAGCAATGAGAAACCTATACCTCGTCTTAGAAAAGGTCAATGAATACCTAAGCAACCACCAGCTAATTAGCACGGTTACTTTTGGGGACATCTTTGATGTAGACCTAAAGAAGCAAAGCATCTTTCCACTAGCTCATATTATTGTGAACGATGCTACTTTTCAAGGGGCAAGCTTAAATACTGTATCCTTTAACCTAGACATTTTGGTTATGGATATTGTAGATGAGCCAAAGAACGATTTAAGGGATGAGGTAGACCCATTCTATGGGATTGATAATACGCAAGATGTGCTAAATAGCACTTTGGTAGTGCTTAATGGGCTGGCTCAAGAACTTGTAAAGGGGCAACTCAATACGGACTTATATCAGGTTGCCGATGCCAGCTCCATTACTTGCAGCCCTTTTTTAGACCGCTTTGAAAACAAGCTTGCGGGCTGGAATATGAGCTTAGAAATTCAAACCGCCAACACGGAGATTTCAATATGCTAAAGCTAGATAACATAAAAATGGCTTTAGAAAAGGCTGCTAAGGAAGTTGTGCGACAAGCTAAACTAAACTTAGGGGCTACGCAGACTATCCAGCAAAATGACGGCAAGATGAAGCGCAAGCGAATTGATGCCTCAGGAAACCTACGCAATAGCCTTAGGGCTAGTGAAGTTCAAGGGTCAAGCAAGGAGATGACGGTAGAGATTCTAATGGACTTCTACGGCAAGTTTGTAGACAAGGGTGTAAGCGGAACGCGACACACAACCCCTAAGGATAGCCCCTATTCTTTTAAGAGCGAAGGGGTAGGCACGGAAATGCAGTATAGTATCTTTCAATGGATGCGTACCAAGCGAATTAGGCTACGCGACAAGGGGCAGTTTAAAAAGGGAAAGATTACTTCTAAGAGCTACGAAAGCTTGGCCTATGTCATTGCAAGAAGCATAAAGAGAAAAGGCATTAACCAAACGCACTTCATTACCAACCCTTTTAATTTAATGGATAAGCAGCTTCCTGAGCAGTTACAAAATGCCCTAGCTCTTGATATTGAAAACTATTTAGCATCGCTTAATCAAATAAAATGAGTACACCCACTTTAGGATACCCTACAAGCGTAAGGCTATCACGCAGCCCAATTTTCATTACTGGCAAGAATAACACCTTAGCCAATGATGCTTTAAATGCAATGACCTTAGAGGTTAGCACATACACGGGAGCAAAGACTAGCCCCCCCGCCTCGCCTGACTATACCCTTGAAAAGACTTATAGCGTAAGCGAGATAATTAACTTTGAGATTTCAGATTTAATTAGGGATGAGTTTTTGCACCCTATGGGCCTTGCAAGTATTTCAACTCCAACGCCTTCTGAGGTTGGTGAGATTTTATGGGTAGTACCTGAGGGGG